GTCGAGGCCCTTTTCTGGTTTATATAGTGAAAGTCTTGGCATATGATATTTATCGCTAGATAAATATGTGTGGAGACTTAATATGGACGATCAAACCCTAACAACTGAATCTAACTCTACTATTGAACGTAATAAGGTATTTGACTATGTACGTCAAATGCTAGGTGACGGCATGATTGAAGTAGAACTAGACCCTATTCACTACGAAACCGCATTAGATCGTGCTATCAATCGTTTCCGTCAAAGAAGCTCAAATAGTGTAGAAGAAAGCTATAGTTTTCTTGAATTAATCCAAGATCAAAACGAATACAGATTACCTGATGAAATTATCAGTGTGCAGAGTGTATTCCGTAGAGCTATCGGTAGCCGTAGCGGCATTGGAGCCGGTGGCACGTTATTTGAGCCATTTAATTTAGCCTATACAAACACCTACTTAATGTCGGGTAGCATGATGGGCGGCCTAGCAACTTACGAGCTATTTGCAGGTTATCAGAAGTTAGTAGGACGTATGTTCGGTAGCTACATTGAATTCCAATGGAAGCCAACTAGTCATATATTGAATATTCTTCAGCGTCCGTTTGCCCAGGGAGAACAAATCCTAATTAGGAGTCAAAACTTCAGACCTGATTGGGTTATATTGCAAGACATCTACGCTAAACAATGGCTACGTGATTATACTCTTGCAGTTTGTAAACTAATGTTAGGCGAAGCACGCTCTAAATTTGCCACTATTGCAGGCCCAGGTTCGGGCGGCATAACACTAAATGGTAAAGATCTACAAACGGCAGGCAACGCTGAATTAGAAAAGCTAGACAAAGAATTGGTGGAATTAGTGTCAGGCGGCACGCCAATGACTTTTGTGATTGGCTAATAAATATTTGACCTTGTAATAAAACTGTTATATACTAGAGTTACTTTAGGGGGCTCTATGATTATAGGTGTGTGCGGTTTTATTGGTTCAGGCAAAGATACTATTGCCGATTATCTTACTAACTTTCATGGCTTCCGACGAGAAAGTTTTGCAAACTCCCTAAAAGATGCTGTTGCCCATGTATTTGGTTGGGACCGTATGATGCTAGAAGGCCGCACAAAACAAGCTCGTGAATGGCGTGAACAAGTAGATCCGTGGTGGGCAGAACGCTTAAACATGCCTAACCTTACTCCACGCTGGGTGCTACAATACTGGGGCACTGAAGTTTGCCGTAAAGCATTTCATGACGATATTTGGATTGCCAGCTTAGAAAACAAACTGCGCAATAGTAAAGACGATATTGTTATTAGTGACTGTCGTTTCCCTAACGAAATTAAATCAATTAAAGATGCCGGCGGGATTGTTGTACGTGTACATCGCGGACCGGAACCTGAATGGTATGACGATGCAGTTAATGCTAATAAAGGTGAAGCTGGAAATTTTGTATGGGCTACTAGTCGCAGTAGATTAGAAAAAGCAGGAATTCACGCCAGTGAAACTGCTTGGGTTGGCACTACGTTTGATGCTGTTATGGATAACAACGGCAGTATAGACGACTTGTTTGCTCGGGTTAAAGATCTGGTACAAGATCACCTTGGCGCCAACGAACCCCTTCTTTATGCAGGACACGCTGACAGTTTGCACACACTGTCTTAAGATTAGCATGGCGGCAGTTGTTTAAATCACCGTCTACGTGGAATACATTAAACACTTCCTTATGCGGTGATTTACTACCGCATTTATCACAAGTATTTTTAAGCAAATAACCAGCCGACTGCCAGCGTGGTAATTTTACACCACGACTACACACCCCACACTGTGTTCTATAGTATGGTCGTTTGTTTTTATAATAATTAATAGCTACTGGTGCTCTACCGCACGAACAAAGTGGTCTCATATTTTATTTAAGCCTTTTTGCGGCCTTTTTCTAGGCATATAATAGCTACAAAAAGTCCAAATGCCATAAATACATGAACAGCATGTCATCATGGAGATTACAAAATGGCTCAACTAAGTTCACCAGGCGTTAGCGTAACAGTTATAGACGAATCGTTCTATACCCCAGCTGCCGCCGGCACAGTACCTTTAATTATAATTGCTTCGGCAGAAAATAAAGAAAACGGAGCAGGTACTGGCACAGCACCCGGCACGTTAAAAGCAAACGCAGGTAAAGTTTACCTACTAACAAGCCAAAAAGATTTATCAGATACTTTTGGTACACCGATATTTAAAACTGATGCTAACAATAACCCTGTACATGCAGGCGAACAAAACGAATACGGCTTAGAAGCCGCATACAGTTTCTTAGGAGTAAGCAATCGTGCTTTTGTAGTACGTGCTGACTTAGACGTAGCTCAGTTAGATGCTAAAGCAGACTCTCCTACAAGCCCTCCGGCAGATGGAACATATTGGTTTGATACGTCAGATACTCACTATGGTATTTTTGAATGGAACGGCGCTGCCGCTACTGTTACTGATGGTCAATCATTTATGACACAAAAAGTTACAGTAATTACTGACAGCACACAAACTACTGGCGCCAGCAACTATGCTCCGCTAGCCAGTGTAGGCGCAGTTGGTGACTATGCACTAGTAGCAGTTACAACATTAAACAAACTGTGGTATAAAAAATATGCAACAGACAGCGCCGCTGGTACATGGGTAGCAGTAGGAAGCACAGCTTGGAAAGCAAGCTGGCCGGCAGCACAGGGAACGATTTCTTCTCCAACACTATTAGTTGGTGATGCTATTGTTATCAACGGTACTTCAGTGACTGGTGTTACAACATTATCAGCACTAGTTACTGCAATTACAACTGCCGCGATTTCAGGTATTACCGCAGCCGTTATTAACAACAAATTAGAAATTTACTCAACTGGAGTAGATGTTGTTGTTTCAGGAACAACAGTTGCTAAGGTTGGTTTACAAACTATTACATATCGCGCACCTGCAATTACATTAGCACCACATTACACTGTTCCTAGTTATTCAACAGCAGATGGTACTGCTTATGGTACAACTACAGCAGGCGGCTCATCAGCATATCCTACAGGTAGTATCTGGGTTAAAACAACTAATGCTAACCTAGGCGCAAGTTGGATTGTTAAGAAATACAACGATGCAACTAGCACATGGATTGAACAAACAGCTCCATTATATGCAACCCCACAAGCCGCATTATACGGACTTGATCCAGTCGGTGGCGGTATTAATTTAGCTCTAGGCCAGTTATTTGTAAAATACAATGACGATGAAGGCGCAACACCATATGCTAACTTTAAGATTTACGGACGTAGTGGTGTAGGTGCAACAAAGATTATTTCTAGTGCAATTACAACAGGTACATTTACATCCGGTGTTAACAGTTTTACAATATCTGCTACAGTTCCGGGAAGTGCAAGTTTATCTTCAGCAGTAACAGTATCGTTTACAGCAGTTAGCACATCAGCAGACGCCGCAACATTATTGGCTGCAATTCAAGTAGCAACTGTTGATAGTCAAGTTTCTGCTACACTTAATGCTACTAATAACAGTATTACAATTACTCATGCAACTGGTGGAAGTATTAGATTTGTTGACGTGACTAATCTTCCATTATCTAAAATATTTACAGTAGGCACGACAGCAAACTATACTGCTGATCCAACAGGCGTAGCTAACAAGTATGTAGCTAGCCTATGGACATCAACAGTTGCAGGATCTGGCTTTGCACCGGCAGCGGCAACTCCGCCGACTACAATTCCAGCAGACGGAACATTGTGGTATAATAGCACCATTGATGAAGTTGACATTCTAGTACACAATGGCACTACATGGGTTGGTTATTTAGGCTATACACAAAACACAGTTGGCGGTACAACAACAGACCCAGCTGGTCCAATTGTTAGTGCTACTCAACCAACTGTTCAAAGCGATGGTACTCCATTAGCTAACGGTGACTTATGGATTAGCACAGCAGATTTAGAAAAATATCCGCTAGTTTATAAGTTTAATTACTTGACTAAAAAATGGGTATTAGTTGACGATGCTGATCAAACAACACAAAACGGAATTTTATTCCATGATGCACGTTGGTCTACAGGTCCAGGGACTGGTACAGAAACCGGCACCGCCGCTTCAATCGTATCATTACTATCAAGTAACTTCTTAGACTTTGATGCACCAGATCCTGCACTATATCCAAAAGGTATGTTGCTATGGAATCTACGTCGTTCAGGATTTAATGTATTGAAATTTGCACAAAACTATGTAGATGTTACAGCTAAAAATCATCGTAAAGCAGATGAGTTGATGACTAGTTACTATCCACATCGTTGGATTAGCGATGCCGCAAACCAAGAAAATGGAGCCGGCACTTTTGGACGTAAGTCACAGCGTAAAGTTGTACTACAAGCATTGGATGCATTAATTAACAGTAATCAACAAATTCGTGATGAAGAGTCACGTGTGTTTAACTTGTTATCTTGCCCAGGTTATCCAGAAACAATACAACCACTAGTTGGTTTGAATTATGATCGTGGACTAACAGCGTTTATCGTTGGTGATAGCCCAGCACGTTTAACACCAGATGCTACTTCATTGCTCAACTGGGGTTCTAACCTGTCAGGTGCATTAGACAATGGTGATGACGGACTAGTAACTACTGACCCGTATATGGGTGTTTTCTATCCATGGGGTTATACAACAGACTTATTAGGCAACAACGTTGTTGTTCCACCAAGTCATATGATGTTACGCACTATTGCACTTAGCGATAATGTTTCGTATCCATGGTTTGCTCCAGCGGGAACACGTCGCGGCGGTATTACTAATGCTAGTTCAGTTGGATATATTGATGCCGCTAGCGGAGAATTTCAATCAGTTGCATTGAACACTGGACAACGTGATACATTACAATCACCTAACGTACATGTAAATCCAATTACATATATTACAGGTACAGGACTAGTTAACTACGGTCAAATGACTCGTCAACTAACTGCTAGTAGTTTAGATCGTATTAACGTAGCACGTTTAGTAATTCATCTACGTCGCCAGTTAGCACAATTAGCTAAGCCATACATATTTGAACCAAATGATACACAAACTCGTAATGAAATTAAGCAAGCCGCTGAAAGTTTATTACTAGAACTAGTTGGCCAACGTGCAATTTATGACTTCCTAGTAGTTTGCGATTCAAGCAATAATACCCCAGCAAGAATTGATCGTAGCGAGCTATACCTAGACATTGCGATTGAGCCAGTTAAAGCAGTTGAATTTATTTACATTCCGCTACGCTTGAAGAACACCGGCGAAATCAAAGGCCTTGGCGGCAAATAATTAGGAGAATTTAAATGTCAATCGGATCATTATCAAAATTTACAGTACCAATTCAAGGCGGTGCTACACAGGGCATGTTGATGCCAAAACTAAGCTATCGTTTTAGAGTTAGTTTTGAAAACTTCGGTGCTAGCGGTGCAACAACAGAACTTACTAAACAAGTTAGCGAAGCGGCCCGCCCAAAAGTTACATTAGAAAATCAAAAGATTCTAGTTTATAACTCAACACTTAACTATGCCGGCAGACCAACATGGGGCACTATCTCGATTAAACTACGTGATGATGTTAGTGGTAATGTTAGTAAGTTAGTCGGCGAACAGAATCAGAAACAATTTGATTTCTTTGAACAAAGTTCGGCAGCGGCAGCTGGTGATTACAAGTTCACTATGCGTATCGAAATGTTAGACGGTGGTAACGGTACAGCAGGTGCAGTAACACTAGAAACATGGGAATGTTATGGTTGTTATATTCAAGAAACTGCTTGGGGCGACCTAAAATACTCAACACAAACTCCAATGGAAATTACTTTAACAATTCAACCAGATAGTTGTGTACAAGTAGGCAAAGGTGCGGCAATTGGTGTTAGCGGTACAAAACGTAATCAAAATGGTGGTACGATGCTTAGTAACGGCGCTACCTAATAAAATCCCACTTCGGTGGGTTTTTTATTGGCTACCCATTAACTACTCAGTTAATACGATCTAATAAATAATAGTATGGCATTCACTCCAACTAACCAATTAACATCTGACCCTAGCATATATTTGCGAAGCCCGCAACATGCGAATCGACTATTCGGCGACGATCAGTTTAGGCTTGCTCCTAAACTCGATTTTCAATTCCATGTAGCTTTCAGTTTAAATCAAAGTGCTTTACAAACTATTGATCTAGCTCAGCGCCACCAGACTGAAATCGGCATGCTAGTTAAAAACATTGACTTGCCTGGATTTACTATGGAAACTAAGGTTGTAAATCAATACAATCGAAAGAAAGTAGTACAGATGAAATCAACTCCTAGTGCAATAGTAATCAAGTTTCATGACGACAATATGGGAGTAATTAATCAACTATGGCAAAACTATTATAGTTATTACTATGCAGACAGCAGGTCAGCTAATCAAGTAGGTGCATACAATAGAACGGCAACACGCAGTAGCGATTTTATAACTAGCAACTACGGTTTAGATAATTCTAGCTCAACTCCGTTTTTTAATTACATTAAGATATATCAAATGGCTAGACATGAGTACGTCGGTTATCGATTAGTTAACCCGCTAATTACAAAAATGGAGATGGGTAAAGTTGATTATTCAAAGACTACCACCCGCGAAATTTCAATGACGGTTCAGTGTGAAGCTGTTACTTATGAATCAGGGATGGTATCAGATGGTAGCGTTGAAGGATTCGGCCAAGAGCATTACGACACAACTCCGAGTCCATTAAGTGGCGCCCTAACAGGTACATCTGCTAGCCCGACATTTACTAATCAATCAACATTGACTAATAATGCTATGGATTTCTTAAATAATCTAAAAGCAACAGTTAACAGTTATCAAAATACTAAAGATGTAAATCCTACAGGATTACAAGGATTATCCAGCCCATCAACATCACAAAACGTTGGCGGATTACAAGGAATTAATTTCCCTCAGTCAAACGTAGTATTAGATACTTCGACACAAGCTACAAAAATTAATCTAGGATAACAATGGCTAATTTACCATCAAACGCATCTACTGCACGAGCTGACACCAAACAATTTTTTGATAAATTTTTTAATCAGCAAGTTAGTTTCCCAGCGGCAGAAATTGATGCAACTGTTGGATTTTTTCTAAAAAGAAGTTTTGACTCAGAAAGCGCAAGATCAACAGCAATCGTATTACTGAATCAAGCTCGTATCGATAACATCAGCGTATTTGAATTACTAGACTCTCTTAAGGTACAAACTGATATTCAGCTAAGTCAGATAGTAGCACAGGTACTAAATTCATATAGAGAAAAAACCAGTTTATTAGGTTACCGAATCGCACCATCAATAGATACATACGAATCTCGTAACATATTGGTATAATATGGCAAGCAAATTTGCTCGTGGCAGATATACTATAATGCACCCCGAAAAATATGTTGGTACAAAAGTTCCAACATATCGATCAAGTTGGGAGTGGAGTTTTATGAAATTTTGTGACACTAATGAAAGTGTACAAAAGTGGGCCAGTGAAGCTGTACAAATACCATACAGAGATCCGCTTACTGGCAGACAAACAGTTTATGTTCCTGATTTCTTTATACAATATGTTGATAAGAGAAATCAAATACATACTGAACTAATCGAAATTAAACCCGCTAGCCAAAGTATACTCGAGCGTGTAGGCAAGAACAAATACAACCAAGCACAGTTTATCAAGAATCAAGCTAAATGGGCTAGTGCTAACATATGGTGCAAACAACAGGGTATTAAATTCCGTATCCTCAATGAAAATGATATCTTCAGTCAAGTATAAGCATAAGTAATATTATGACAAAAAAACTTGAAGAAATACTAAATCTACCTGAAAGCAAGAAAATTGTTAAGCAGGATGAAAAAGCCGCAGCCAAAGCTGAGGTTGCTCCGTTACTGCGAGATATTAGCGAATTTGATAAAATCTCAGCGGCCCTTCCTATGGTAAAAGGGCTGGGTGATGCCGGTGATGCAGAACTAGACGAATTAGCTAAGAAAGCTACAGAAGCCTATGATGATATCATGGACTTAGGAATGAATGTAGAAGCACGTTATAGTGCTCGTATGTTTGAAGTTGCCGCTAGTATGCTAAAGAACGCAATCGACGCTAAAAGTGCTAAATTAGACAAAAAGTTAAAGATGATAGATCTGCAACTTAAGAAACAAAAGATTGACCAAGATAACAATCAAGACGACAGTGTTACACTACAAGGTGACGGGGTTATTATATCAGATCGTAATAGCTTGCTTGAGAAATTAAAGAATATGAAATAAATATAGTACTAGGAACAGACTATGAAATCATTTACAGAATACTTAACAGAAAGCAAAAAAGTTTACGAA